ATTCATTTTATGCCTTTCATTTCTAAATATTTTGGAAAATCATTTTCAAATGCTTCCATCATATCTTCATATTTTTTTATTAATTTATTTATTTTAGTATCAGTATCTTCTACATTATCATCTAAAGATACTACTACTGGTTTTAGTTCTTTTAATTCATCTATGAATGTTTGTAATTCATTTACATACATTATTTCCTCCATTCATTAAGATGACAATTAGCACAATACCAATATGTGCCATTACCATATACTAAATCATCACCTTTGCATTGACAGCCATTCGGCTGATTTTTTTCTTTATATATAATTTTAGATTGTGGTGTTAATGTGTCAAAGTATGTGCCAACTAGGATTTTAGTTTTGCTCGTTTTTCTTTTTTTTCTTTTAAAACTAGAGTACATTCAAGTGCATTTGCCCAACAACAAAATAGAAATCCACTTGGTTTCCTTATACCAACTTCCCATTTTGATACTAAACCTCTAGCACAACCAATCATTTCATCAAGTCTTGATTGTGATAATCCTAGTTTTTTTCTCTGTTCTACAAATTGAGGTATAACAGTATCAAAAAATATACCTAGTTCTTTATTTGACATAGCTTTTCATATCTGAATATTATTCGGTTTGTCAAGCTACGTTGGAGGAAGTGGACAAACCATTCTTTCACCGCCTTCGCGTATGTGGTAACTTTTTCAAGTCGCTTCCTATTTAATATATTTGGAAACTCAGTCACACTTCCTTATGATACCTTGCATAGATGCACAAATTGGGATTTATTTTTTACCCACTTCTTCTATGTTTAGGTCATCAATCTCGTAGTCTAAATCTTCTAACCATGTAATGATTTCAGATTTGATATGTGTTGTGTCAAACCAACTATCATCATCCCATTCTTTTCTTTTAAGTTTAAAATTAACATTCCATTCCATAATTACCTCATCAATCCATTGGGGGAGTAGTTAGAGCCTAAGGCCACCCTACTCCCTAATTCTACTATATACTTTCTTTGTAGGCAGTATACTACCTGTGAGTAGCTATCTCACTTGAGTTCTGTAGAATGTTCTTTTATACATCACAAAATATTACATCAAAACCCCAATGGGTTTCTAAGTACCAATCTTGTATGTTCTCTTTACCAAAGTTATATGATTTTGGGTGACTACCTAATGAATAGCCAACACCCCAATCAAATGGGCCTGACTCCCATACAACTTGTATATTATTTGTATTACTGCCAGCCATTTCATCTTCGGTATGTGTAAATTTATTTGGATATGGTTGAGGTTTTGATACTTCAATATCAGGTTTCATTCCATATGCTTTGCAATGTTTAACTAAACTTTTATACATCATTTCTGCTGCTTCTTTTTTATTAATTTTTTTAGTATTAAAATCAGGCAGCCATGCTGGTAATAATTGTTCACTCATCTGTTGTTCCTCCAAATTCTTTGCTCACTTCAATTTTTAGATCTATATTTTCTTTTTCAAGTTTAGCAACACGATCATCTAAAAGTTTAATAGACTTTAAATTTTCTATAACTTGATGTGATATTTTACTAATAAAAGAGTTTTGTATATCAACCATTTTATCACTTAAATCTTTCATTATTTCTTTATGATCACTCATTTATCCTCCTTATTTAGTTCTTGTTGAACATCATGTATGCTCGGTATTAGTTCATGTTCTAATTCTTCGGCTTTGTTTTTATCCCATATATCAACATTAGCCTCGCCATACTTTTTGATAAATTCTTCTCTAGTATGTCCTTGTGCGTATTCTTCCATATCTAATACCCAATTACCTATTTTACTCATGCTGCTTTTCCTTTCTTTGGTTTACCATAACCTTCAAATACTTCTATTCTAAGATCTAGATCTAATAATCTACCATGAAGTGTTTTATTACTTTTAGGATCAAATTCACTTATAGCTTTGATTATTCTTTGATCTATTATTTCAATTATTTTTGGTATTGGTAGATGTTTGTATATTTGATCATCTATCAATTCTAATAGTTCGGTATTATCCATACTTTGGATTGCTTTTACTTTAGTTTTTTTCTTCGGCATTATTTTCTCCCATAGTATAAAACGATAGCCAAACCGACTATCGTTATTATTATCATATCTAAGATAACCATTATCTTAAACTCGCTGTATATTCGTTAATCATGTCAGTAATTTGTTCATCTTCTTCCATAGAAGATACATAATCATACTTATCCATGAGTTCTCTATTAACAGCAGCTGCAATAGCATTTACATCTTCTTCTCCATAGTGTTTAACTATTAGTTCTGAAACTGTATTTTCAAAATCGAAATCAGGTTTCGGTTCTGTTTTTAAGAACGGTTCCTTTTTTTCTGATGATGTTTTGATAGTATTTACATTGCCAAATATTTCACCAGTAGTTGGATCCCATATGTTTCCATCTTTATCAACATTGAATACTCTTTTCTTCAATTTAGATAATCCTTTGAGCTTTCGCTCCATAACATTTAGGTCATAGATATCGCCCATAGTCTTTGCAAAGTCATCTGATATAAATAGTCTGTAATACCATACACCTTTACGCTTAGCAGCTTTGTATAGTTTACTGTTCAGTAGTGTGCTGCCAACCCACATACCTGAACGCCAAGTAGTTCTAATCATACTTTTCTCCTATTATTCGGTTCGGTTAAATTACCACCGATTTGTGGCAATTTTTTGTTTAATCTTCAAACTGTTGATAATAATACCAGTATTTATCAAGGTCATATTGTGTTTGACCATGATATTCATATACCCAGTTTTTGAAGCTCTCATATGATTTATATTTGATTATATCTTTTAACCAAATAATTCTCATATATATTCTGTATTTTATTATATTAATCATAGTATTCCTTTATTTTCCAATAGAAACGCGCGCCGAAGGCGCGCGAATTTTTTTTCGCTTTTTGGATATTATCCCAACTATACAGCTGGGATAATTTCAGGGCTTATTGTGCCATCTTCATTGTCAAGGGGTTTTTCTAATTTGCCCATTGTGTCATTATAGAACTTTGCAAGCTCTTGTTTTTGTTTAGCTTTAATTGTTCTAACTTTGCTTTGTCTTTCTTCACTAGGGAGATACTTAACAGCTTTGCTTGAGTCAAAAGGTTTGTACTCGTCGCCTGTGACTTCCTTGAAGTACATAGTATAAGCCTTTGCAGTTGCAAAAGCATGATTGAAATTATGCTCCCTAGCTGCTTTTTGCTTTTCAAGTGTATCAAGTTTAGTATTTGCAATTTCTTGTGACCTTGCATACATAGCTAAACTATCAATTCTTGAACTTGCACCCATTTTGTCTTTTTCCCATTTAAGACCATTTTCTGCGTAATTAAGCATTTTATCAGCATATTGAACTTGATTCATAATGCTAGGAATTATGCCATTCATTAAGTAAGTAAATGACGCTAAGGAATTATTAACTGGATTTCCCTCTGCGTCAATATCCATTAATTCAGTATGTACGTGGATATCGTACATTTCTCTCAAAGATTTTAATTTAGTTTCAATTAAATCATTTATCATATCATTATTAGTCATAGTTTTATTACCTTTCATAATATTAAGTTTGTATGCCTTGTGCATACAGGCTTATGCCTGTTCGTGTGCCATACTAGGAAAACTTAGTCAACATTATCAAATATGGAAAATCGTTCGTGGAGTGGGAGAGTGAAGCTCTCGTGGATCCACGAACTATTTTATACAAGAGAATACATGTTTACTTGGTTTTTCTTGTACTGGCACTAGCTACAGTAGTTTTAGATATATATTTATCCTTCCTATTTACTTATATACATCTTATTCTTATTTTTATTCATAATTTATTCTTATCTTTTTTCTTTTTATTTATTTTAGCCCAGACCGAAGCCCAACGGGCCAAGACCTTGGCTTGGCTTTAGCGAGGGCTGGAATTAGCTACATAACATCACACTAAGACGAATATACTTGACATGATTTTATCAATGATTACAATTATCCAACAGGAGCGTGATATGAATAACGACGATTTAACAGATAAACAGAAAGCGTTAGTCGATACCATCGTATCAACAGGGTGCAGTATTGTTGAAGCAGCAGAAAAGGCTGGATATTCAACGAAAATAAGTAGAGATAGTGCAAGAGTAAGTGCAAGTCGTACACTACGTCTACCAAAAGTACAGAAGTACATGATGGAATGTGTATCTAGAACGATAGGACTAGGTGCTGTAGTAGCGTCTAACAAGCTAGTCCATCTCAGTAACAACGCTAAGTCTGAATACGTACAGCTAGAAGCAAGTAAAGATATACTAGACCGCGTAGGATTACGAACACCTGATAAAGTAAACCATCAAGTGGTAGGAGACGTAAAGATAAACATTGATTTAACGTAGTAACGAACAGGGGGGGATTAAAAATCGTCATGTCCACGACGATAAAC